ACAATAGTGTCAATACCATCGGTGATCACGCATTCTATAATTGCTCTAGCTTAAAGAGTGTGAGTATACCTGAAGGTGTCACAAAAATTGATATTCATACATTCCAAAATTGCTCTAGCTTAAAGAGTGTGAGTATACCCGATAGTGTCACGACCATTGGTGAGTTTGCATTCAATAAATGCACTAGCTTGAAAACTATAAATATACATGATACTGTCACAAGCATTGGTAATAGTGTATTCAGTGGTTGCTCTTCATTGCAAGGAAAATTAGAGATACCTAATTCTGTTGAATTTATTGGCTCGAGTGCTTTGGCAAGAACTTCGTTTACTAACATATCATTACCTATAAATTCAAAATTTACAAAAATTAGTGAATATTTATTTACAGGTTGTAAATCATTGATAGAAATAAATATTCCTGAAAATGTAACTAGTATAAAAGAACATGCATTTAGAGAATGCCATGCATTAACTACAATAGAAATACCAAATACAGTAACGACCATAGATGAAACAGTATTTGGTGGTTGTATAAATTTGATAAATGTAACATTACCTGTAAATACAAATTTTACAGTTATTAGTAAGCGATTATTTGAACAATCTAGAGCATTAGTGAATATTAATATTCCTATATATGTCACATCAATAGAAGAGAAAGCATTTTATTTTTGCAGAGCATTGAAGTCAGTGACTATACCTGATAGCGTCACTTTTATTGGTAAAAATGTATTCTTAGAGTCAGGAGTGGAAACAGTATATCTTACAGCCAATAATAATTTAGATAGTGATAAAGATGGCAATAAAGATATTACACAAGAAGGTGAATATACTATTGGAGGTAAAAGTGTTAATGTAGTCTTTATTGAACCTAACACGGAGCCAGCACCTGAACCACAACCAAGTCCAGAGCCAGCTCCTGAACCACAATCATCTCCAGAGCCAGCTCCTGAACCACAACCCAGTCCAAAACCAACTCCTGATCCACAACCCAGTCCAGAGCCAACTCCTGAACCGGAACCTCAACCATCTCCTGAACCTGAAGATGGAGAAGAAGAAGTAATAAAGATAGAAATATCTCCAAATATAACTGATTCTAATATTTTAAATAAAACAATAAATACTACTTTAAAATTCTTAACTAAAAGAACTGATGATGTAATTAGCTTTAATGAATGGTATAATAATAAATATACTACTAATGCTGCACCTGAACCTACACCTACAACAAAACCTACACCCAAGCCTAAACCTAAACCTGAACCTAAGCCTGAACCAGAACCAAAACCTGAACCAGAACCTGAACCAGAACCTGAACCTGAACCAGAAATAGCACTAGAATTTGGTAAAATATCATTAAAATTATCAGATACTGCAACATTTGAAAGAGACGCTAGTGTCAATGAAAATCATTATTACTATTTCAAAGGTCCTTCATATCCAAATTATCATACAATATTTACGATTACAAATACTGATAGTAAAAATGTCGATTTTGTTTTGAAAGGACTGGATATAACTACATATAATCAAGATAAATATAGACCATTACAAGTTATTCAAGGTAATACTTTATATACAAATATCACGATTACTGAAAATGACAATAGAAACACCGAATATACTATAAATGCTCCTCCTGGAGAAAGTATACTAAGAATAACAAGTGACAAAGCTTACTTATTTGTAAGTAAATGGGTAATTAAAGAACCAGTAAGACTAGATGATTTTGCTGTTCAAAGTGATTCAAATATAGATATTGAAACTGGAATAATTACATTAAAAATTAAAAATGAAGGTACAAAAGTATATAATGAAAGTAGTGGTTCCAATAAAATAAGAATATTTGAAGTTACTGAAAATATTAATGAGGCTGAAAAACTAGATGAATTATCAAAAGAAACTCCATTTTACGTAAACTATCAGGGAAGTATAAAAACGTACTATCAAAAATCTGAATCAACATATAATATTAAATTAACTAATACTAGTGAAACAATTAATAATACTACATATAAATATGGAATTGATACTGTATATATAACTAATACTCCATCATTAAAAACAAATGATTGCATTACATTGACATTCTCCGGTAGTTTTAATCCTGAAAGTACATATTTAATTAGTGTTGATGACAGATTAAAGAATGGTAATAATGGAAAAACAGAAGAATTGAATGAAGACAGTAATAATCCTTCTAATAACTATTTTGTTTTTAAATATAGAAATAAAAAACTAGAAACATCAATTACTTATATGGATGATTCTAAAAATGAAATATTAATTTCTAAGTACATTGCAACAACCAATACAATAAATAAGAGTGGACCTGATTCTATTAGTGAAATATTTAATATTGATAAAAATAAGATTATAAGCATCATATTAGGAGAGAATATTACAAATATAAATAAAAATGCATTCGAAAGTTATAGAATTTTAAATGCAATTAGTATACATAAAGATGTAGAAAATATTGGAATAGCAGCATTTAAATTATGTAATGAGCTAGAAAATATATTTATAAATAATAATAGTACATATACATATTCAAATGGTGTATTATATTCCAAAAATACTGATGGAAAAGATGTGTTACATACTTTTTTAAATTATAATATAGAAAATACAGATGAAAAATCTTTTACTTTACCAAAAGATATATATGAAATCTATGATTACGCATTTGATTCAACAGAAATAAAAGAAATCGTATTAAATAGTGATATAAATAGTATAGGTGAAAATGCCTTTGCTAATACAGAATTGTCAAAAGTTATAACACCATCTAATGGTTTAAATTTAAAAGGTGAAGTCGTATATAATTTTTACGGTAGAATAGGTGAAATTACTATTGTATTAAATGATACTGATCCAAGTAAAACTAAAATTGTTTATATAGACCCTAATAATAACGATAGAACAATCACCTTTATAAAAGAATTAGGAAAAGTCATATTTAATAGTGCAGACCTAAAAAAAATCTTTGGTGTTTCAAATTTAAATTCTGTTAAAAAAGTAAGAATTGGAACAGAAATAACCCAAATTGGGGATGGTTGCTTTAAAGACTGTATAAATATCCAAGAAATTTTATTGCCAAATACTATTACTGAAATTGATATAGGGGCATTTGAAAATTGTAAATTTTTTACTTCTATAATTATTCCATCGTCAGTTACTAGTATAAAGGAGAAAGTCTTTAAAAATTGTAACAGTTTAATAACAATAAATGTTAATAATAATAATAACTATACTTATTCACAAGGAATACTATATTCTACAAATACTAACGGGCAAATAGTGTTACATACTTTCTTAAATCAATATTTAAGAAATAAAGATTCAACTTCTTTTACTTTACCAAATGATGTATATGAAATATATAATAATGCATTTGATTCAACAAATATAAAAGAAATAACACTCAATAATGTAATTGTTAAAATAGGAAAAGAAGCATTTAACAATACACAAATTGAAAATATTTTTATACCAGACTCATTAATGCAAATTAATAGTAATGCTTTTATAAATACTAGATTAAAAACGGTAAAAGCAACTTCAAATAATAACATAAGTTTACAAGCAAGCACATCTACAACTTTTTATGGAGCAACTAATGTAAAAATACTTATTGATAAAATAACAAGTATAAATACAAATAATTATAATAGAATTACAACTGCAATAAATAAGAAAATAGATTTAATAATAGGTGATATTAATAGTGTTATAGAAGAAATTAATAAAATAATAAATGAAGAAAGAAATATAGAAAGATTTTTTGATGGTTTCAATGCCCTTTTTGGGTCTTCTACTGAAACAACACCAGAACCACAAACCGAGGAAGAACGAATAGAAGAATTTAAAGAAAATTACTGTAAATATGAAGAACTTCATATACAAGATTCTATAAAAATTAAATTAAGAACCACAATAACAAACCTTACAAATGTAAAACAAAATTTACAAAGCTTAAAAATAAACACAAGAAATTTGTATATTTCTGAAAATAAAAATTCAAAATATTATAAAAATACATTTAGAATTCCATTGACTTTTCAATCAAAAAATAAAACAAATGCAAGAAATCTTCAGAGTTCATTCTTTTTAGAAGATTTTAATACAAAAGTAGATAATATTAAAACACTTATAAATAATATTAATACAACTATTAGTAATATTAATACTTTTGGAATTGAAACAGTTTTTACTAATGATGACTATACAAATAAATTTACAGAAATATCATTTTCTAACGATTTAACAAAATTTTCACAATTTGTTAAAGACGCAGAACAATGTCCCGAAGGACACGTTGACCCAAATTCAATAAATACCTTACAAACTGATATTAGTAATATAAATACTTTATTAGAAAATTTAAAATTACCTGTTCCTGTAACAAATACTACAAAAATAAGAAATACTAAAAAAAATATTATAATTTCGCAACAAGAACAACAACAACAATCAAATAAATATTACACAAATAAATTTAATATATCTATGGTATTAAGTAATAAACCAAAAAAATAATCAAACTATAGAATATATGGAGCTTCAAATAATATTTGTATTTTTGCTATTTAGCACAACATTTTGCTCCAATTTTCCATATAATAAATCTGTGAAAACCCCATTTACTAGTTGCGAACAATTAACTAATTTTTTAGAAAGCCCATGTTTCTTTGATACATATTTATCAATAATTAATGCTGAAAATATTACTTATGACCCAAAAATTAATACTACTTTTCATTATCCACAAAGATTATCATATAAATTTCTACCTAAAATACCAAATATTCCTTCATTTTTATTATCAAAAATGAATGTAAATCATACATGGAATAAAGAAAATTTAACTATGAATGGACTAATTGAAACAAATTACGCCAATTTCAATTTATCAATTGTTCCGAATAAAACAAATAAAGAAATTTTTATGAATATTAATGGTACCATTGAAAAGAAAAAATTATATATACCTAATGGTGTTGTAAATATAATAATGGACCAATTTTGCGACATATTTTTATACATCGTAAACAAATAATATATATAGTTTAATTTAATTTAAAACTATATATATAGCATATATAGAATGGATAACAATCAAAAATTATTATTAAAAAAAATGATAAAAGAGAATGATATAGAAGACCAAACAGAAACTATACGAACATTAAAACATAGTTCACTTATTAAAGCAGATATAATTAGATTTAATATGTTAAAACAAAAAAATCCAGAATTATATAACGACTCACCTGAATTATTTCATGAAATGCTACAAAGTGAATGTAGTTTTTTATATGAAAACTATACTGATATTTACCACAAAATAAGAAAAAATACAATTGATTTAAATATGTTTGGATATTTTTTACAAGTATTAGAACAAATAGAAAAAGGAGAATTAGGTCAACACGAAGCATCTTTCAAAATTGGAACATTATTAAAAGAAATATATGTTGATAGTGCAATTCGTGAAGGAGAAATTCTCGATAAACAAAATGCACAACCAGAAAAAAATAAAGGTAAAACGTTATCATGGAAACAATATAAATTCAACAATAACCTATAAATTATTTATATTATCATTCTTTTTTATTTTCAAATAGTGCAAAAGAGATTATTGCAATTGATTCAATTTCCAGTATGTATTCATAAACAATAATACATTTATAGTATACTATTTAAAATGAATATAATTATAATATATATAATGACTAGCTCTTATTTAACATTCTTGGGAAAAAAAATTAATGTAAATAACATGCGAATACCTACACTATTAAATAAAAAAACTATACCAACTACATCCATATCAAATAAAAGATATGAAAAATATGAAAAAGAATATTATGAACATAAAAAATTAAATAGATTATCTTATGAAAATTTTCAAAAGATTAATTGGCGTAAATAAATTAATGTGAACGGTATGCTATATACATACCAGCAGATGCACCTATAATTGATGGTATAGATACAAAATAATCAAGTAACCCTGGGTTTAAAGGTTTTATAAAACAACCATATTTATGATTTTTATAATAATCATCCCATTTATTTCTAGTTAATGATTCTATCATTAAACAATATCCAATACCAAGTGTATATCCAGTTAATCCATACCATACAATCTGTTTATTAAACATTATATAACAAATACAATATATATATTTAAGTATCTTTGTAAAAAATTATTGCATTTCATCTTTTGATGGATATAAATAGTTATATGTTTTTTCTTTTATAATTTTAAAACTGTCTACTCCATCAACTACAATATTTGTAACAAGATTACCTAAAAACATTCCATATTCTTTTACTTTTTTTTCATAAGGATTCATATCTTCTTTTGCATTTAAATCTTCGTATGTATATGGAACCTGCATTTTCATATTTACATTATCTACAACACTAGAATATGTAGTGGATATAGTATTGACAGATCCTTTGACTTTTTCTTCTAAATTAAATCTATTATTTAATTGCTCTCTATAATATTGAGCAAGTTGAGATACCAAAATTGGTGATGATTCTGTGGATGTTTTAGTAGCTTCCGTAGCTTGTGCTTCCATTATATATATTTATATGAAATTTTTAAATATATATAAAAATAATATTTTATAAAATAAATGGAAAAAAAAGATTTACTTCAACAAAAAAATGAGCTGGTAAGTAAAAAATATAAATATTTAAATAAAGTCACTTTAATTGAAAAAGAAATAGAACGGGTGCAAGAGATGATTTATGAAAACTGTATTACAATAAATAATGGACATAAATGGATACGAGAGAGAGATGAAGGACCATATGGAGAGACATTTTTTTATTGTAAATATTGTGATTGTGGCAGATAGTCTTTATTTAAAGGTCTTTTCTATGAAATATACACAATATGCAACATAAATACCTGCAACGTAATGACAATATGGATGATAAGATTCATAAAAATCTGTTTCATTATTATAATAAATTACATCAACCATCAACTTTAAAAATAGTAAAATAAAAAATCCCAAAAATATATAAAAATATTTAACACCTCTGTATACCATATAAATATTTAATAATAATGTGTTAAAAAGCATCGTTCTATATTCGAAATTACATAACACGCATTCATAATAATAGTGATAAATAGAAGAAATAATTATTGAGGACGCTAAAACAATTGCCATTATTTTATCAACACAATGTGAAACATAATTACCTTTATTATATCCAAACAACCACCAAAGTGATGGTAATAATATAAAAAAATGAGAAAGCATCATATGAGAAGTAAAGTCTCTATGTTTATGCTCAATTCTATTTTGATGATTACATTGATTACAATCTTCAAATACTGTCATAATATAATGATATATAAAAATATATTCATCTTTATATAACAGTTCTTATTGATAATATTGCTAATTTGACCTTCATATTTTTTCCAGTATACTATAATAATTTTTTTTGACTATTTTTGAAAATTGAAAATCTATATAAACATAACGTAACAATATACATTATGTCTATATTAGTAATAGTTGAATCTCCTGCTAAATGTAAAAAGATTGAACAATATTTGGGCTCTCCATATAAATGTATGGCTTCTTTTGGTCATTTTCGTAATTGTGGTTCACTCAAAAATATTGATTATAATTCAAATTTTGCAATCACATTCGACCCTATGGATGAAAAAAAATCACAAATTGAAAAGTTACGTAATGCTATTAATAAATCAAAAGAAGTTATTATTGCAACAGATGATGATAGAGAAGGTGAAGCTATTGGATGGCACTTATTAGACCATTTTAATTTACCATTAAAAACCAAAAGAATTATTTTCCATGAAATTACAAAAACAGCATTACAGCAATCTATAAAGCATCCAACAACTATTAATATGAATAAGGTTCATTCTCAGCAAGCACGACAAATGCTTGATTTAATGGTAGGATTTACAATTAGTCCATTATTATGGAAATATATATCACGAACTCAAGGATTATCTGCTGGTCGCTGTCAAACACCAGCACTGAGAATAGTTTATGAAAATCATATTGAAAATGAAAAAAAAGAAATGAAACTGACATACAAGACAATAGGGTATTTTACTTCTAAAAATATTGATTTTGAATTAAATAAAGAATTTATTACTAAAAAAGAAATCATTGAATTTCTCGAATTATCAAAATCATTTGAACATATTTTAACTAAAAAGAAACCAACAAAATTTGCTGTTGCACCACCATTACCATTACATACATCATCTATTCAACAATTAATCAATACAAAATATCATTATTCACCTAAAGATATTATGATGTCATGTCAAGTATTATATGAGAAAGGATATATAACTTATATGAGAACAGACAATAAATGTTATTCAAAAGAATTTATTAAAGAAACACAGTCATTTATTGAAAATAATTATGGTTCTGAATATAATTCTAAAAATGTGGATAATATTACCTTAAAAACAAATTCAACAGAAGCTCATGAAGCTATTCGACCTACAAATATATTACTAAATGAACTAAAAGATGAATCATGTAGCAAACGTGATATAAATGTATACCATTTTATTTACAGTCATACTTTAAAATCTTGCATGTCAGATGCTAGTGGAAAAAAAATGAAAATAGTTATTAGTGCACCAAAAGATTATGAATATGGATATACCACCAAGCTATATGAATTTCTAGGATGGAAAATAATTGATAATGATGAAGAAGAGTCATTTTATCATTATTTTAAACAACTAAGTGATAATATGAAAATCAATTACAATAAAATAAACTGTAAAATACAACATAAAAATGTAGGGTCTCATTTAAGTGAAGCCAATCTAGTACAATTGTTAGAGAAAAAAGGTATAGGAAGACCATCCACATTTTCGTCGCTTGTTGAAAAAATACAAACACGTGGATATGTGAAAAGAGCCAATATTAATGCTAAGAAAATAAAAAGTAAAGAATATTCACTTGAGAAAGAAAATATTGTAGAAACCGAAGTATCTAAAGAAGTTGGTGGAGAGAAAAAGAAACTGATTATTCAATCTATTGGAATTACTATATGTGAATGGCTATATGAAAATCATGATTCTATATTTAACTATGATTATACAAGTGAAATGGAAGAAAAACTAGATAAAATTTCAAATAAACAACTCACATATTATGATGTATGTAATGAAATTCATCAATACTTAAAAGAAATTAAAACCACTGAAAAAAAATTGGAAAAACGTATAGATGAATATAATACATTAATATATGGTAAAAATGGAATTATTATAAAATGCACGGAAGATGATAAAACAGTATTTAAACCTGTTAAAAAAGAAATTGATTTTCAGAATGTAGATAAATTCAAACTCGAAGAAATAATAGATACGTCTAATGAACGTGCTATAGGTACATTTAGAAATAAAGAAATCATAATTAAAAAAGGAAAATTTGGTCCATATTTTACATTTGAAGATAAGAATTATTCATTATCATCTTTAGAAAAAGAATTCGAAAAAATAACTATATCAGACGTCATTGATATTGTTCAAAATTATAACACATCAAAGGAACAAAATATTGTGAGAGAATTAGATAAAAATGTTTCAGTACGAAATGGTAAATTTGGTAAATATTTATACTATAAAACAGAGAAAATGAAGAAACCAAATTTTATTTCATTGCAAAAATGTGATTTTGACTATGAACGTAGTAATGATATTTCTTTATTTTACAAATTTATAGAAAATAGTAAAATAAAAAATAAAAAAAAGTATTAATATATATTAACATGAGTGATAGTTTAATGTCAATTCAAAATTTCGCCATATTTTTTGCTATATCATTGTCTGTTGTAACCACTATATACCCAGATATTAACTCAGTTTACTATGCATTATATACATTTTCATTATTCATTATTGCTTTTGTATCCATGGGAACTGCACCGGGTTCATGGGCTGGTATAGATAAACCATCAATAATTGATATGTTATTACATTCATTGCCAATCTTACCAATATGTATCATTACTTTAGTATTATTTATTGTAGAAGTAAATAATGAAGATATTATGACTTCAGAATCAACAACACCTGAAAGTTATATTATTGTTAAAACAGTTAATTTAGTATTTTACATTATTACTTTAGTAATGATTTATAGTTATTTAGAAGAAAGTAAAAAGATAAAAGCTGCAAAAACAGAAGCAAGTTATAATAATAAAAAAATATGTCTAGGAAGTACAGGTGCTGCTATTGTATTTTTTTCTAGTTTATCTGCGGTATGTACATTCTTTATGTATACCATTATTAATTTCTTTAAAACAGATGGATTTACAACAATACATTAAATAATATAAAATTTAAATGTTACTCCATATTCTTCTTTAGTTTCCCAAATTCCAGATATTTTTAAAATAATATTAAACTTTGTATGTATTTTATTTTCTAATTCATCTTGTGAAAATATTCGTATAGATCCTGTATTTAGCTGCTCAAAAATATTTAATTTTTTTATTTTATTCTCAATGTTAATACTAGACAAAATAGAATTTTCAATAAAAATTATTTTCCTGAATATTTCAGAATTAATATCAATTAAACATTTATATTTATTGTAGTATTTTTCAATTGGAACATTTGTTAACTCTAATTTAATATTTATGTTATTCATGCAAATTAAATTATTGGATAAAATAATTCGATGAAATATGCTATCTTTAATTATTGTATTTTCTATCGGTTCTAGAAATAGATATTTGTTATTTTCATATAATTCAACCGGAATCGCCAGATTCATAATATAGTTTATAACAAATTATTTAATTCAATTTACTATACAATATACTTATTATAATGATAATAAAGATTTATCACTATAATATCATATATGAGCGGTTCATCAATTGTTGGTGAATATATAGAAATAACAAAAGAATACAAAAATATATATGGAGAAAAAACGGTGATTTTTCTTATGGTTGGTGCATTTTATGAAATATATGCTACAAAAAGAAATAATATATTTTATGGAAGCTCTATAGAAGAAATCTCTTCTGTATGTGAATTAAATATAAGTGATAAACAAATAAAATATAACAATGAGCCAGTATTTATGTGTGGGTTTAGAGATTATACATTAGATAAATATGTTATAAAAGCTACTGATATGGGATTTACATGTATAATATTTGACCAGGAACCTGATGGCAAAAAATTTAAACGGAAAATGGTTGCAAAATATTCACCTGGAACTGTTTTTTTAAACAATAATAATAATCTCTCCAATTATTGTGGCTGTATATGGTTCCATGAATATAAAGATAAATTATTTGTTGGAATTTCTTGTCTAGATATTTTTACTGGAAAAACAATTATTTACGAATATAATACCGAAAATACAAAGTTGCCTACAGCATATGATGATTTAGAGCGATTTTTATCCATATATAAACCTTCAGAATTAATTGTAATCTCTCCAAGTATAGCTGATAATAGTCATTCAAACTACATAGAAGGTTTATATACTGAGAATTCAAAGAAACATATTATTTATTTGGATGAAAATAGTATACTTGGAGAGAGGGCAATAAATTGTGAAAAACAAATTTATATTAAAGAAGTGGTAGTAAATACATATGTTTCAATAAACTATGATGTTTTTAGTAATCTATTTTTACAGAACACTATTTCATCTCAAAGCTTTGCATTTTTATTAAATTTTGTATGTGAACATAATCCAAATTTAATTCGAAATATACAAATTCCAACACTTGAAACTTTTGAAAATAATATGTTGTTAGCTAATCATAGTTTAAAGCAATTAAATGTAATTTCAAGCAACACATCAAAATTGGGAAGCTTATATAATTTTATAAATTACTGTAAGACTGCTATGGGAAATAGAGAACTAAAAGAAATTTTACTTCATCCTTCATGTAATACAGAATATTTACAAAAAGAATATGATTTAACAGAATATTTATTGAAGAAAAAAGACTTTATTAGTATTATTCGAACAAATTTAACCGGATTTAAAGATTTTGATAAATGTTATCGTCAAATAATATTAAAAAGAATTACTCCTAAAACCCTATATGATTTACATAAAAACATTCTCTCTATGAAATTTATTATAGACTATTTAAATCTAGATGATACTATTATAGAATATTTAACCGTTGAAAAAATCAATGCAAATGTAGAAAATATTATACATTTACAGTCATTTATTGAGAGAATTTTTGATTTAGAAAAATGTAATATTGACATGTTACAATTTGATACAAATATTTTCAATGTAGGTGTATTTGAAGAAATTGATAAACATGTTGAAATGCTAAATAATTCTGAAAAAGAATTGACAACTATAATGAATCATATTAATGCAATTATGAATGAAGCAGAAAAAAAGAAAAAAGAAACAGAATATGTTAAAATACACGTTACCGAAAAATCAGGTATGTATTTAGTAACTACTAAAAAAAGAGGTGAATTATTAATATCACTAGACAAAGAAAATAAATATAATATAAGAAAGACTAGTGCAAATAATCAATATGCTATCGAAAATAGCATTATTTCTGGATTGTGTGATAAATTTTATAAAGGAAAAAATAAACTAAAAGACATTATTCAAAAATATTATTTAGAAACCATAAATGAACTTGAAAGTTTTTCAAATTGTATATATGAACTATCAAGTTTTATTTCCTCAATTGATATGTTACAAAATAAATGTTATATAGCACAAAAATTTGATTATTCAAAGCCAAAAATTGATATAAAAAGTAAAAAATCGTATTTAGAAGCAGGAAAATTAAGACATCCATTATTAGAGCATATTCAACAAAGTGAATTATATGTGACAAATGATATTTCTTTAGGCATAAATGACCAAGATGGTATATGTTTGTTTGGAACAAATGCAGTTGGGAAAACAAGTTTAATTAAAGCAATAGGATTAAATGTAATATTAGCACAATCTGGGTTTTTTACTGCATCGAGTGATTTTAAATTTACACCATATAAACAATTATTTACACGTATATTAAATAATGATAACATGTTTAAAGGATTATCTACTTTTGCGGTTGAAATGTGTGAATTAAGAACAATATTAAAAATGTCAAACCAAAATAGTTTAATATTAGGTGATGAATTATGCTCAGGTACAGAAAATATATCTGCAGTGAGTATTTTTGTTGCTGGATTGAAATATTTACATAAGGTAAATAGTTCTTTTATTTTTGCAACACATTTTCATGAAATTGTGAATATGAAAGATATAAAGAAAATGAAAAAGTTAAAAATGAAGCATTTATCTGTTTTATATAACAGTGAATTAAAAAAACTAGTATATGATAGAAAAATAAAAGATGGTTCCGGAGAAAGTATTTATGGACTAGAAGTATGTAAATCATTGTTTTTACCTGATGATTTTCTAGAAGATGCATATGAAATCAGAAAAGAATATTTAAATCAGAAAGATGGATTAAATGTAAAAAAATCATCCTACAATTCTAAAAAAGTCGTATCTAAAAACTGTGAATTTTGTCATAAAAATAAAGCTAGTGAAATTCATCATTTACAATATCAGAAATTTGCTAATAATAATAAATATATTATTGATTTTCAAAAAAATCACACAGGTAATCTAGTTGCATTATGTGATGATTGTCATAATAATATACATGAAAATAATGAACAATATGTTAAAAAAACATCAATTGATGGAGAAATAAATATAATTAGGTTATAATATATAAATAAAATTACTCTATATAATATATGATATTATCACATCAAACATTTGAAAATTATATAAATAATGTTAATAAATATAACTTACATTCGAAAAAAGAAGAAATATATAAAAAATTTCCTACAAATATAAATGACGTACCTCACTTAATATTATATGGAAAAGAAGGTATTGGTAAGTATTCTCAAGCATTAAAAATAATATCAAAATATACAAACTATGAAAATTTAAAATACGAAAAAAAACTAATTGTCAATTATAATAAAGAAGAATATATATATCCAATAAGTGATGTGCATTTTGAAGTCGATATGTCTTTACTTGGATGTAATTCAAAATTATTATGGTATGAAATATATAATCAAATAACTCAAGTTATAGAATTACGAAAAAATAGAACTGCATTTATATTGTGTAAAAATTTTCAAAATATTCATCATGAATTATTAGAAATATTTTACTCATATATGTCAAATAATATAATGTCAAAAATCAATATCAAATTTATATTACTTACTACATCCACATGTTTTATTCCACATAATATTTTAAATTCAAGCGTAATACTATCGTACGAGATTCCTTCAAAAACATCATTACAAAAAATTAAAAAATATACAATAAATGTGGATAATAACATTAATTTAAAGTCAATAGAAAATAATATTAACGAAGAAATATTTGAATTAAAAATATCTAGAACTATTGCGAGATTATTACTAGAAAAAGATATTGATTTTTCTAATGTGCGAGAAACAATATATGAAATATTAACATGTAATTTAAATATACATAATTGCTTATACGAAATAAATAAAATTATTTTTAATGAAATATCACAAGAAAAAATAAGTGAAATATTAAATAATAGTTTTATATTTTTTAAACATTTTAATAATAACTATAGACCAATTTATCATTTAGAGAATTATTTTTATTATTTACTAAGTGTAATTCATGAATATTGAAAAAGCAATTGACATTATGAAAATAGAAAAAAACGACTTGAAAACAATTGATAGCTTAAAATTAAAAAAAATATATCATACACGAGCATTAAAATTGCATCCTGATAAAGGTGGAAGTGATGATGATTTCAAAGAATTACAAGAGGCATATGATTTTTTAAATATTATTATCGATTTAAACGATTATAAAAGTAGTGATAATAATTATGAGAATTATTTTAATATGTATAAAATGGATGAAAATTTATTTGATAAGTTGAAGTATTATATTTTTAAATACGTTAATAAAGTATCACTCTCTTATATTGATGAATGTGATCCTAAGCAAATTAATAATTTGGAAAAAATATTAGATTTCTATAAAGGAAAAATACCATTTGGTGTTTATAATAAAATTGCTGAAATTATAAATAACAATAAAAAATCGGATAAAAGTTTTACTTTAAATCCATCTATAAATGATTTATTTGAAAATAAAATTTATAGATTTAATTACAATAGTGAAATATTTAATGTACCATTGTGGCATAGTGAATTATATTATGATACAAACACAAAAGAAGAAATTTGTATAAATTGCATTCCTCAACTTCACCCATTTGTGGATATTGATAGTGAAAATAATATTCATGTATTTATATTTGAGAAACTAAGTACTATTTTTAAACAACAATATTTTGATGTAAAACTTAGTGATAAAATAAATTTTCGCATATTTTCAAATGAAATAAATTTATTGCCATCACAACAAATTATTTTAAAAAATAAAGGCATTAGCAAAATTACTGGAACAAATATTTATGATACAAAATACAAGTCAAACATAATTATTAATTTAAATATTAGTCATGAATAAATTATAATACAATATTTTTTTTTGCATTATAATTTATGTAATCATTATTATATGACAATTGTGTATATCATGTTATTTTCAGTAATGTATAGTATACATGCTTTTAATCCTTATATTTATAGGACTATTAATCCATCCTTTTTAAGAAAGTCAATTCAAGAGGATCTTACCAAAAATTTTAATAAGATTTCATGGGTTAAAGCAAAGCAAATACTACATTCTGAAGCAAATAACATGGATATTTATGGGGACAATTTACATACAAAAAATGTTGAACATATTTTTCCACAAGTTTATTTCAAAAATAATGAAAATAAAAATATTATGAAGTCGGATATGCATAACTTACAGTTATGTAGTGAAAAATTAAATAGTTATCGTCAACATTTTAAATTTATTGACCCTGTTGATTTACAGGATTATAATGAAAACGAATTGTCATCATTTAATATAATAAATTCGGATTGTGATTCTATAAATAACGTTAATTCTTTATTATCACAAAAGCATGACGTGGTAATGATTAACAGAAAAAAAAAACTATTTGTTCCATCTGAAAAAGCAAGAGGTTCAATATCACGTAGTCTTGCATATTTTTCCGTTAAATATAATTATACTAAAGAATTAGAAAATGTAATTGATATGAATACATTAATTAAATGGAATCATTTACATCCAGTAGATGCAACGGAATATCACAAAAATATTGTAGGATTTAAACATCATAATGTATTAAATCCGTTTGTAGTATACCCAGAGCTTATTAATTATTGTTTTGTAGACCTAGCAAATATGGATATTGAAGCAAATAATATTGATAATAGTTTATATACGACAAATGAATTAGTTAAAGAAATAAAAGAAAAAGATTTCTGTATTAAAAAATTCTTAAAATCTATTAAAAAGTGAAATATTATTTTTATCAAAGATATTGAAAGTTCGAGCTAAAAATAAAATTAGAAAATAACATAAAATCCATATAAAAAAATTAATATCCCACATGAAAGGATACCACATATAATATAAATGTAATGGTGCCAATATCATTTTTACTGCACCCATTGGTGAATAATATTCATTATTTCTGTACCATATATTTCCCATTCCTTGTGAATATTGAACGTACAATAAATAACAAATTAATAATAATGTTATTGACCATATATGCATATATACATATATAAAGATATATATGTATATAAAATATCACATAAATGTTTGATAAACATGTATTTAGATATATCACTGATTATTTAAAATTATGTAAAAAATGTAATACTTATCATATAAATAATTATAATCAAATTTGTATAATATGCAAAAAATTTTATTGTGAGCATTGTTCAAAATATGAACTTATTCGTAATTATGATGAATATGAAACAACTAGTAATTATTGTGATTCATGTAATTTTTTATATTTTAATTATTTATATAAGTAATAAGCTACTTGGTCCACGTAAAATAGAACTATAAGTAATTACTGGATTACCAAAATCCCATTTAAAACTATATACATAACGATTATTTTCGGGAAGGAACATACTTTCTATTAGTTTTACTACTTTATTACCATTTGTAATATATCTAAATTCAATTATTGTGTTAAGTTCATGTAATTTATTTAAATATGCACCCCTTACAAGTGTCTTAGTAGGTTTCAACCATTGAATACTACATCCACTATTTTTCCAATAATGTAACTCAAATTTTTGACGTAACTTAACCAATTCTTGATTTTTTTTATTTTTTTCAATTTCTTGTAATTCTTCGTATGTATAACCTAACTTATCATATACAAATGAAGTAATAACATATTTTAAATCACAAGGTAAATCAAATTTATTGATAACAATATTCATTATTTTAAGATATATGTTATTTATGAAAAATAGTATATATCAATTTTTTTATAATTAATATATATTATGCCTTTTATAAAAAATTATAAACAAGCAATGAATTTATTAAATGATATTGAAAAAGGTAAATGCAATGGAACATGTAAATCTTCTTGGATACGTAATTTAAAATATGCATTAAAAACAAAATCAAATCCATTAAAATTAACAACAACTGAAAGAAAAAATATGACTAAAAAAATAAAACAAGTATCTGGAAGACAAAAAATGAAAACAAATGTTACACTTAAGAAATATAAATTACGAAAATCTCCTCCTTTTCCAGCAAATGATTTTTGTAATAAAAAGAAAAAAGGTAATGATGGTAAAATGTACATATCCAAACCAAATAAAAATAATGTATGTTCTTGGAAGTTAGTATAATTAATATATAAAATTGATTAAATAATCTATTTAATATTGTATATAATACATATTATGAATTATAAACAATTGTATAAAATATTACCCCTAGACATAATAAAATATATAGGTGAATATGATAGTTCTTCAAAAGAAAACATGAATAATGTTATTCAAGAATTAAATGATTATAATGATAAAATAGAAGAATACTGGAGTGAAGATGAACACGTATCATACATGAGCGATTGGGAGATATCACATCGTCGAAAATGGGATCCTGATTTTGGTAATAGAGCTTATCCGTGTTTATTAAAAAGTATAAGAAAAATATAAAGAAATCTATTAATTATTAAATTTCAATATAATTATCTACATATTGATTTATTTCATCACCTAAGTCTTGTACTAAATATTGTTTACAAAGTTGGTGTACATTTTCATCAACTTCAAACATTTCTATTTCTATTTTTTTTATTATATCATTTGTACAAGTATGTCTTGTAAATTTATTAATATTATCTAATATTTGTACTGAATAAGAGTTAGGTCTAGTTTTACATTCCCATATATATATTAATTCTCCTTCCACGTATTCAACATTTTTATGATGTCTAGGTGTATAATAAATACGTGCCATTTTTCCTATGTACATATCGTTATCTATATGTTTTGGTTGCCACATTGTATAGTTGTTTAATATAGTAAAAAATACATGTAATTTCAATTTTTAATAATTTAAAATTTCCAACTAAAAGTAGTAATAGTTTCATATAACTTTGTCAAAAAGTAACCTGGATTTACTAGATAATAAAGAATTACTTCATTAAAACTAGCATTACAAATTCCCATCTCTTTCTCATTTAATGTAATATCATGGGTTTCCCCATTTTTGTCATCATAATATGCAGTAGTCATTATAAAATGTATAAAAAAATATCTCTAAGACATTTTTAAATTTAAATAATATAATTTCATTACATATCATTATCATCGTATAAACCTACCATTCCATAATTGTTTTCATTATCGTTATATGGATAATGAGTATCATCATAATTCATACCATAATTATTTTCTTCATCGTCTTCATAATAATCCATCCATTCATCAATTGTATCTGGATGAACGGATAACCAATTATCATCTTGCCACATATATTCATTATATATTATTTGCGATATTGAATTCGTAAGAGAACCAGATCCCCAACATTCTTTGGCAATCTTTGCCGAAATTGTGTTCATTATTTCACCCATATTAATAATATCTGACATAACTTCTTTAAATTTAGACTGATGCTTTGGTTTACAATATTTGGCATAATCATGATAATCAGCAATTATATCAACTAATTCTTCGGGAATATAGGGAAATTTTTGCATGCTCAATGTTTCCATGTTTGTTTTTTAAATAAATTATAAAATATATAATATTTCAATTTTTTCTTATTCAATAGAAGATATTAAATCTATCTAATAATCTTCAATATCACTATTCCAGTCTTGTGAATCAGCATCCCATTCTCTAGGCCATCCGCTACCCCAACATTGATATGCAATTCTTGGAGATAAGTTATTATCATTATAAAAAACTTCTGACATTTCTAAAATATTTTTTAACACCTTATTAAATATTATTTTATGTTGTGGCTTAGAATATTTTTCATAATCATGATAGTCTGCTATTTTATCAATAATTTCATATGGTAATTGTGTTAAGATATTCTCGAAAAAAGTCATATATTATAAAAATATTTTTATTAAATAAAATACGCGACATATAGTAAAAAAACTAATTTATTATTTACAAAATAAGTGTAAATAATAAAAATTAAACTATCGAAGGGATGTTTCGATCATCCGACCTTCTGGTTATGAGCCAGACACGCTTCCTCTGCGCCACCCCGATAGTGTAAAAAGCCCCCCTTAAATACAGATTATGTGATGTATTTACTCCCCTAATCGCGCTTATTACTGTGAGACACCGTTTGTTTTGGGGTACTGTCCCTCCATTTCCACATGGACTTTTCGCTCTAAGCGAAGGGTCGGTCCTGCCCCCTCACCCAATGCAGGACTCGAACCTGCAACCTCATGATTAGAAGTCATACGCGCTATCCAATTGCGCCAATTGGGCTGTTTATTTAGGTAAATTATATGTCGGAATATTTATGAGAGATTTATATTTTTTTTTAAAACTCGCATCAAATTCTTTAATACACTTATTAAAGTTATCAACAGATACACTACATACGAACTCATCATTATAATGTTCATCCATACATTCTTCTATTTTTTTTTCAAACTCCATGCATTTTAATATAATTTCTGTATTATATTTTTTTTTTAAAGAATTTACAAAATTTACCATATATATACACAACTAAAATTAATTATATATATATTCTAATTAATTATGGGCCCCCGCACTCGCCCATAATTGATGGAATACCATTTCTAACAACAAAAAATGAGATTAAAAAATTAGAAATGTGTATATTCCTTGCCTCTCAATTAAAAAAGTTTAAAGACATTATCAACTTTGGTCTTATCTCTTCCAAGAGGGGTCGAACCTCTGACCTCGCGATTAACAGTCGCACGCTCTAACCAACTGAGCTATG